ATCATGCTACGATCAGTAAAGTCGAACTCTCCTTGTTGCGGTGCCGGGCCTTCTTCTTGAGTGGGTTGTTGAGTGGGTTCTGCCTGGGGTGTGGGCTGTGCTTGAGGCCCTTGTTGTTCCCCAAAATCAAACTCTTGCTGAGCCTCTTCTTGAGATTTTTGCCAACGTTCTTTTACTGCATCATCTTTAAATATAGTCTCGGGGGTTTTATATTTTTCCCTATTTGGGAATAAAGCATTTGCTCGCATAACCGTAGCATCAATATTAGCTTCAGAAGTGGCTTGAGACCAAACTACTCTACCTTTGTTATCACGCACTACAACAGCTCGGTCAGCGTCTGCTGTTTGCATCTGCGTATACCCTAAAACTTCAGCAAGAAATTGCTCAGAAAAATCAGACTCTACTGCTAAGTTTTCTATATTAGGGTTTTGCCTAGGGTCATATATTAAAATACCTGGATTATCTGGATTCCTACTAGGCCCCACAGATAATTCATTTAGCTGTTCTACAACTTCTGGGTTAGTTTCTTTTAAATAATCTACTACTTGTTGGAATTCTTTAACAGTACCACCTGGTAGCCACACTGCTTGTTTACCAGTTTCAGGATCAAGTACTGCCTCTACTTCTGCTGCAGCCCAAGAAACCGGCTCATTGACAGGAGACCCATCATTTGGCATGTCCTCCAGGCCTGCCATCATAGTATCAACAGCATCAGGTCCTTCCGCAGCTAAAGCTCTGGCTTTACCCATAACATTAGCAACAGCCGTTCCAGGACCTCTAGCAGCACCTCCGGCAAAAAACCCAGCAAAAGCAGATTCTGCTCTTCTTAAATTTGCTTCTCTAGAAGAATAATTAGGGTCTACACTAAGTCTTTGTTGGATAAACAGTTCTTCTTGAGCTAGTTCAGTAATACCTTCTATAGTTGCTCCTTTAACAAAGCCTCCACCTAAGCCTTTAGCCATCTCCATCATCCAACCAGCATACTCATCTGCTTGTTTTGTAGCTCCTCTACGAACAGCATCGGCGTGTTTGCCTGCAACTCGTTTAAACATGTCCCCTACAAATAAACGCTCTGAAAGAGTTCCTATTGCGGCTTGGGGTATACCCATAGCCAACGCATACTTTGCTTCTTCGGCAGTTAATTTAACCCCAGCTTCATCAAATTCTCCAATAGATTGTCCTGCGCCTAACACATATTCTTGCCCAGCTGCACCTACCCAAAAACCAGTTTGGTAATTAAGAGGGTTTAAGCTCACGGGTGCTCTTGTTCCTGCGCTCACAACTTGGGGAAGACTAGCGCCTCCAGATAACATTGTAGGTGTAGTACGCGCTTTCCTAGCTGTAGCATAAGCGGAGTCAAGAATACGTTGTTCACTAGCAGTTAAAGCAGGTCCACGGCCATTTTTAGCTAGGACATGCTTTTTAACAATGTCCTTCATTACTTCATTAGTAACTTTCCTTGAAGTAGCAGTCAATAACCCTTTACCTAGCATTTGTACTGCGGCTCCTCCGAAACCAGTAGCAACAGAGGAAATAGCCATAGGGGTAAACTGGCCTACAGCTTTTAGTACTTGATCAAAAAAACCACTCACCGTAGGTTCTTCTACAAACTCTTCAAAAGTACCTAACCCACTTAGCATTTCAGAGCCAGCAGAAGCTAAAGCATTAGCTTTACCTAACCTTGATTGAGCAGTCTTTTCATCTCCTGTAAGTAAAGCCGGAATTGCGCCGAACTGATAAGTCATAGACTCAAGCTGTTTTAGACCACCAGTAGCAGCAGCTTCAAATTTTTCCCCTACAGTATAAGGAGCAAACTGGGCATCACTTAGCGGTTGAGACATACCCGCTGCGATTGCAGTCTGTGCTGTAAACATATTAGCAATAGCCCCACCGGGTTGCCCTGGGGGTGGTGCAGTACCACCAGATAAGCTCATGCCCGTACGCGGGCGTGGTTGTACAGGGGTAGGTTGTACAGAAGAAGTAGGAAATAAGTCTGACATGCCACCAGTAGGCTGAGGGGTAGTAGGCTGGGGGGTAGTAGGCTGTGGATCAGTAGGCCCAGGGGCAATTTGGCTCTGCCCAAGAGAAGCTAAAGCGTCTGAAAACTTTTTAGCACGTTCAGGAGTTTGTGTTTTAGCCCATTTAGAATCTAAAACCTCCGTAGAAGCCCCTGTAAAATCACCAGATTGCATAAGACTCCAAGTCTCTTTAAAAGCATCTGGATTTACAGAGATGTCGTTCCAAGCCTCCCCTAACTGATAATTAACAGAAGTAAGACGGCCAATATCTACGTCTTTGGGTAATTGTTTATTTTGTGATAAAGCGGCGTTATAGCTTTTAGATATGTCCGCTTCAAACCATTCATCAATTTGGTCTTGCGGTACTGTAGAACCAGGGGGGTATTTTTTTAATTCGTCGTCAGAAAGAAAGTGCCCATACCCTGCAGAATAGCCTTGTGCATCAGAATAAACTTCCTGACTAAAGCCTTCTTCACTTCGTATAAGGTCTTTGATGTTTTGGGGTACAGTATTAGCCACACTATCTCTTTCCTTACTCCGAACCCGCTGGTTTTCTAGAAGCCCACAATAAAGCAGCTACAGCTTGTTTACCTAAGTCCCCGTCTAAACTTGCCGCACTAATCTCATTGCCGGAATTAGTTTCTACAAAGTAACTTACCGAGTCTACTTGTGTAGGATCTGTAATAATGTCACCCGCTTCGTTATAAGCAATAATATCGGAGTTTAATTCTAGGATAGAAGGGTCCGCGCCTGATGCAAAACCTAAAGTAAACAACTCTTGCCACCAAGACGGTTCTGCTTCTAGCGCAACTTGTTGTTTAAGTAACATAGCTTGTTTACGCATAACCCCCTCGTAGTCATTTCTAAGGGTTGGATTAAGGACCATAGTAGGATCTTTTTTCATAGCTGTAGCTACCCTACCTACTTCATCCTGAATTAACTGTCCCGCAAAAGTATAATCCTCAATGTCTTGACTCCACTGCCCATTTACATCTTGTAGCTGTCCCATAAACGCAGTATGGAAAGTCTGTGCTCCCGCAGAATAATCTGATGTAGCGAATTTTTGATTCTCATCAACAACCCATTTAGTCCAATCTTGTTGTAATTGAGTAGATTTAAGATTATTAGACCTAACTTTCTGTTGTAACTCTTGACCCGCTAAAGTCCAGTTACCAGTTTCTAAGTAAGTAGCCATAGTTTGGGGGCTACCAATAATAGCTTCATAGAAAGGATGATCTTTCTGCAAAGAAGAAAGATAACTAATTACAGTGGCTGTTTTTACAGGTTTGCTGTATCTAAACATGTCTCCGCCACGGGTAGTATTAAAAGCAGCTATTTCTTTTTGTTGAGTTTCACTAAGTGTTTTAACTTTTGCTAATTCAGCTTCTAGCGCTTTTCTGTCTCCATTAACTAATGCTTTTTCTGCTTTGTCTAAATCTGCTCCTTTCGCAGCACCTAGTACTGCATTATTCTCTTGAGAAGATACAGGTAGGCCATACAGCCCATTCTTATCATCTGAATATTTCATGGCAAAAGCATAAGGATCGTCTCTAAATTCTGCATAAAGTTCAGGCTTTGCCCTAAAGCGTTCCATTAACTTGCCTGTGTTGTCGCTAGGATTACCCATAAAATTAGTTTCAACAATTTCTGACATGCCCTGCGCATCACTTTTATAAAAGTTACGCACAATTGTATCGTTAGCTACATCTCGGATGTTGGTATCAGAACCAGTTTCGGTTCTGTGCTGCTCAAATTTATTATCAAGGAAAGTCTCAGCATCGTTAGTCGCTTTCGCCCTGTTAATTTTATCTATTTCTATTTCTAAGTTTGTTGCATTGGCCCTTCCCTTTACCCCCATTTGATTCCAAACTTCTTCAGAGTACCCAAAAGGTATGGTGTTTTCGCCCGGACGTTTTAAATACTCTGGCATATAATGCTGGACTAACCTAGCATCTATTGTCCTTGTCCCACTTCTCTCATTAGTCATATATACATTGTTAGTTAAAGTACTAATAGCTTCATTAGCTTCTTCTGCACTAAAACGTTGGGTCTGAGAGTTAGGTGGTACTATAATTGGGCCTTGCCCTGAAACACCTCCGCCTTGCGTTACTGACACTGAACTAGGAGTAGTACGCATATTAATTCCAGGTAGGTCAAAAGTGCCGTCGCCTTCTGTTCCTGGTAAAGTTGTCCCGGCGTTATCTTTTAAGAATTGTGCTCTTGTTGCGTCTTGTTCATCTAGCTCTCCCAACTCACCTTGTATTTCTGAAACACGAGTTTGAGACCTCTCATACGCATTACGTAAAACTTCACCTTTTTCTTCTCTAGTGGCATCACGTGAAAATACAATAGCGCGTTCATCTTCTGTAAGAAGTTCTCTAGTGCCCTCAGATATATTCGTATCCATCCCAGAGCCTTGGGTTTCTCCAGCTGTTGCTCCTGGACCAGGCCCTAAGTTACGAGTGCCGGTTTCTACATTACCTCGCCTAGATACTTCTATGCCATATTCTCTATCTAGCTGATCAATAAAATCTAAAGGTAGTCCCCTAATAGTTTTTTCATCTACTTCTTCTGCTCCACCTCGCGCAAATATATCTGCAATATTTTCACCATTATAAGTAGCATCTGCGCTATAAATTTTACCTGTTTTACCATCTACAGTGGCGACTTGCGGGATAATGCCTAAAGTTTCGCTTCCGTCAGGTTGTTCTATAGTGCCGTAAGAAGTAGACCCATCTAAATACTTACCTTCACCTAAATAAGTAGGCATAAAGTCTGTTTCATTTTGGTATCTAGTAAGGTGCTCGCCCCCTCTAATTTTAAAAATATCAGAAGGAGCTATAGAATTTTCAAAGTTGCCTTCTATTCCAACTTTTCTTTCTATGCCTGCAGCGTACTCTGCGAACTCTTCTGGTTTATCTTTAAAATAATCTGGGACTGTTCCTTCGTTTAGGTGTGCCTGCATTTCTTTGTAAGTAGCAGTTTTTTGTTCATTACGGGTGGAATAAATTTCTTGCTGTTGGTCTTCTCTTACGCCTGCGTTGTATTTAATCGCGTTTAGGTCTTGCGTACGAGACCCATACATATTCTTTAATGCGTTATCCGTGCCTTGTGCTAGTGTATCTAAAAGTCCCATATTTTTTACCTATAAGAACATTGCTGCCATTAAAGCAGTAGCTCCTAAACTCCCTACCATTCCCCAGGTTTGCGCTTTATGCTGTGCTTTAGCCTGTGTATATGCGTTTTTACGGGCTGTTGCATTTTCAGCTGCAGTACCTAGTTGGGACAACGAACTTCTATTAACTCCTTGCCCAATATTAATTAAATCTCCTAATAGCCTCCTATTAGCATCTCTCTGTGCTAAACGCGCCTCGTTTAACCCGCCCGCTAAGTTTATTGCTTCACCTCGTTGGGAAGCTCTTTGGGTTTCCCTAGCTTCTACTGCGGTTTGAGTAAGTCCATATCTTTGACGTTGACGCATTGCTACTTCTCTAGCAATTCGCGCTTGCTCTGGTGCGTCTTCTCTAGCAGCATCTATCAAAGAAGTATCATCTTTAGCTGCAATAAGAGCTTCTTCAAACCCCCTAAAATTACGTATATACCTTTCATGTTGCCCTTTGGCTACATCACTCATAGTCTGCTCAGGATCGGTTACTCCCGGTAGTTGCGAAGCACTATAGCCTTGGTTAGTAGAATAATCTAAAGTACCAATAGCTGGTCCTGTGTTTCCGCCAGGGCCTCCAGGTGACGTAACTTTTTCTACTTCAGTCCTAGGTTGATTAGGCATCCGCCCTGGGATCTTGCCAGGATTAAATTCACTTGGGTCAAACCCATACTTCTCCATGAGATGGACGGGCATCTCGCTTAAGTGTGATATCGCTCCTCCAAATGCTTGCATCTGTTATGTCCCCAAAAAAGGATTTTGGGTTGAAGTCTTAAACCCTCCAAAAATCCCGCTTCCTATTTTTTGTACAACTTCACCTTTATCATTTTCTACCAAGCCTAAGTCTTGAGTTAAAAAAGAACCTGTTGTTGCTTTATTCTTTAAGGCTTTTTTGCCAAGCGCTGTACCAATATCAAATGCTGCTTTACGCCTAGCCATTCTAACTGTTTGTTTTGCTGCCGCTTTGGTTAAACCTTCCGATCTAGCTAGCTTGGACGCTTGCGCTAATGCATCCCCTGCATTTGCAGCTTGCCCCCTAGCTGTACCTAATACCCCTACTTGTTCTGTCACTTTGACATTTTTAGCAGTTTTATTAGCGTCTAGCAGTTGACCCGTAGCACCTACCGCTAAATTAGCTGCGGTTCCTACATCGGAAGCTACATCTAAATTAGCTCCTTCCCCAGTTAAAGCTTGATAAGTATCTGCGTTTGCCCTGCCACGTAACGTAGCACCTACGTCTTCAGACGCGGCTTTATCCCGCATTTCTACAAGCAAAGGATCATACGTCTTTGCAAAATAATCTGCGTCCGCTTTTGCTATTGCTGCCTGAGTCTTTTCTGCCTCAGACGGTTTGTATTCTGATTGTTTTGGTTTACTACCCATCGTTAATAACCTCTCTTATATAAACTCTTGTATCTAACTGCCACCCATTAGCTAGAGCATATTCTTCCATCTCCGGAACAGAAGAACGTGCTTCTATAAAACTACATCCTAATGCTCTGGCCACTTGATCAAACCACGCATAGTGGTCAATCCAATTATGTTTGCCTTGCTCATAAGTATACGCTATCCAAATAAGCAAAGTTTTATTTCCTGTAAATTGATCTATTTCGGTACTTAAAACTAAAAATCCTATAGGGGACATAAACAAAGTAGCCCTTTCGTTTACACACTCGCTGTAAACATCTTCGGGTAAAAAAGTAAGCTGGGGGTTTTCAGATAAAATTTCTTGTATGCCGTCCCGCACAATATCCCAAGCCTCCCTTATATCAACAGGTTGAGGCGCGGAAAACTTCTTACTTTTGCCTATTGGCACTACTGTGTCATTCATATTAATAATCTATTTCTTTCCCATATCTTTTGTATCTGTTCCTAGAACTAAGCCCCACCCCTTTATATTTTACTAAACGTTTCACACCTAAATCGCCGCCACGCGCACGAAGTTCAGCTGCGGACACTTGTTCATTAAACAGCCCTAAGTAATCACTAGCTGCTGCTGGGTCGCTCCAAGCTCTAGCAGGGATCCGTAATAGTCTGTACAAAGTGCCAAAAATAATTCCGTCTCTGTAATCATTAGAAAACGCGGTACTAATGTTATTAGTTGTACGCGTAGGTTTTAAAGCTACAGACAAATGTATGCCATTTACAACTTTAGAATTAGGGATGGGTATAACCCAAAATGTATCTGCATTTTTCTGCAAATATACTTGGGGTTTAGTAGAACGATCGCGCCAATCGGGATAATTAAGCTCTAAACTTCTTGGGCTAATGGGGTCTAAATCATCCCCATCATGGGTCATCCATAAGATACTATGTACAGAAGTGCCTGTAGGTTGATCAAAATCATACTCATACACGCCTGAAATAGTAGTAATTGGGTCTAAGTCTTGCACATAAGCTTTGGTTTTTTCACAAAACTCAATAGTAGCTGCGCGCAAGTTAGACTCTACTACTGAGTCCGGGCAACCCGGGACATAAGGTAGTATTTCTCTTACAAGTGACTCATATGAAGCCATTTATTACCCTGTTGCTGATGGAAGCGGCTGTGGGGGTACCGCTGCTGTACTCATCTGGTCTTGGTTAGGGCTAACATTAAATTGTGCTTGCCCCCCAGCACCTAAACTACCAGCAAATAACTGATAATGAGTCCCAGCTCTTTGTTGATTACCTGCATACTCTGCATCTTTTAGATAACATCTAAACAATACATAATCAATAATGGCATTTCCAAAAATATCGTCTACTGAAATAGTTGCACTTGTATTAGCTAAATCCGTAGGTGCTCCAGAGTAAACAATCTCTAGAAAAGTACTTGTAGTAGATGCCCCTGGATAAACATAAAATGCTCTAGGGTCATCTTCATCAAAAATGTAATGTTTTACTGTAGTAGTATGCGCTGCATCTCCAGAAACCGTTGGATCATGCCAATTAGGTTCCTGTGTATTTAATATGTCTGCATCTACTAGTCGTACCGCCCTTTTACCGGTAGCCCCACCAGAAGCATCGGACATATTTCTAGTAACTTTAATAAGCCTAAGACCACCTGATGGTAGTGACTGTTTAGTCCCAACTACGCACGCCATATTAGCGGTAGTTGCCGTAGACTCGGGTCGAAGATTACAAACTTCTCTCTGTGCGTCATTAATATATCGTAGCAACTCCGCTTCAGGCCAACGAATGCTCGTTGTATCCTGAAGGATGTCTTGTATACGAGATATTAAGTTGGCACCTGTTAATGTACCTGCCATAATTTACCTCGTTAATTACTCAGCTTTCTCTTCTTCCCCTGTTTCTTCTTCTTGTACGTAAGCTTCATTTACGTCTGGCGTGCTAGGATCGTCGGCTACAAAATGACCGTCTTCGTTCCTAGCTCTTGTCTTTTTTGCAGCGGGTTTTCTGCCTCGTTTTTTAGGTGCTGGTTTAGTTTCTTCTTTAACTTCAACTGCGCCTTGCTGTTGAGCTTGAAGACCTAAGTCATCACCTACTTCACGTTCTTCACCTGCTTTTAAAAAGATAGATGCGCCCCAAGTAGTAGTAACATGGAGATCTGTTTCTGATTTAATTTTCACTTTTTTCTCCTAAAAAAGAGTATTAATAAAAGCGAGTAGCCCCGAAGGGCTACCCACAACCTGTGCTCTAGTAAGCAACATCCAACCTTACGATACCAAAGTCTTCATTCTGACTTGAGACGTCTGAATAATAAACTGGTTTCTTAAAGCCGAAAATCTTACCAATAGAGATACCATTCTGGTTTCCATAGTCGAAAGTATCTTCGACAATTTCTGGAAGACCGATATCAGCCATCGCAAGCCCTTGCGCTCCAACAAATAGGCATGAAGAACCATCAACATCAGCATTGGCCCCCCACTTGTATCCGTTAGAACCAGCATTACTAGAAGTTCCTGAAGTCGCGCCACTTGTATTAAACACGTGTCTGAATTCATGAACCATAATGCCGTCAACCATTAAGCTTGAAGAACCTGAGAACAATTCGTTACTAGGTCCTCTTACTCCAGCATTCCTAACGTTAGCTAAGAAGTCTGAATCAAGTTTAAGGTCAGCCATTACCTGAGGTGATACAAACAAGTGGTATACCTCTTCGTTTCCTGCGCCTCTTAAGCCTCTGATGTAATTATCTTTGGCATAAGCTTTAAGCTGAACGATAGCTTTATAATTTAAGGAGTCAGCTGCTGCTACTGCAGTAACGTCTCCTGTTGTTATAGCGCTAGTTCCAGCATCCCACCTTCTATGTCTATTAGAAGTAGGAGCAGATACGTCGCCAGAGAATGCAAGATCACTAAGATTTTGACCTGAACCCAGGGTATTTCTTAATGCGCCGTTATTCTTAACGCCGTATGAAACACCAGCCATCGTTAAAAACGCTAACTGGTCGATACGATCTGCCATTGCATAAGCAAGTGCATCTCTTGAGTGCTCACGGAAGTTGACAACCGATTTTTGATCAGCAAGCCTACCAGCTAGTCTGTTTGCAAATCTTAATTGATCTAGTTGAACAACGATGTCGTACGCTCTTAATGCTTCCTCATTCCCTTCGAGAGTGTTGTCTCCAACGATACCGTCACCTGTCATGTCAGCAAGAAGAGTAATTACTGCTCTTGCGCCTTTTTCAGATTGGGTAAGTTCAGATATTCTCTGAACCATAGCGTTAGGTCCACTACCCGCAAATTGGTTGATGAAGGACATATTTCGAGCAACACGCCAGAAATCACGTGACCAGATAGTAAGCTGTTCGCTGGTCAGTGCGCTAAAATTAGTATTAGCCATTTATATACTCCAATTTAAGTTAAAAACTAACCGACTTTTGGGGCGATATTTACCCGTATACCCTTTATCGTTGGGGCTACGACATCGTATTTTTTACAAGAACGACCTTGACCAGATTAACGCCGTGGTAGGCGAATACGTTTTTTATCCTATACGACTAGGGTTAGATATCGTTCTAACGGACGAAGTTATATAACATCGTATCACATTTTTACCCAAAGTCACCACGCATTCGTCTTAGTGTATCTTCAGGTAGTGCTCCAAACTCATCATCAGACAAAACATTTACATCTGTAATGCCTTTACGTTTAGAGGTGCTTTCCCCTTTCATTTTAGGGGGTTGTGTTTTAGATGCTTCTAATTTTTTCTTAACCGTTGTCTTTTTCCTTTTTTCTACAACAGCTTTAGTTTGTTCATTAGTTTGTACAGCAGCTATTTCATCAGACCCTTGTAAGAGTTCTGGATGTTTAGCAGCTAATGTATATTCAGTTGCTTTAGCTAAAGAATCTGCAGGTTCGTACCCTTGCACAATAAATGCGTCTCTAAGCTCCATTACTTCTGTAGCTAATTCTTTACTAAAATCTGCATGATTTTCATTTAGTACAGAAAAAGTTTCTTCGATTTCCGCTGCTTTAGCCTGCAATTCTTGAGCTGCTTGGGACTGTTGTACAGTTTGACCCATTTGCTGTTGTACTTCGAACATCATCTGTTCTTTTTCAGCTGCACGGATTTCATTTCGCAATTGCACAGCTTTATTAGATTCGCCATCTAAAATTAACTGCTGATATTCTTGTTCTTTAATATCAAAATCATACTTAGGGGCTTCTGCTTGCGCTTCTGCCTCTTTCTGCTGTATGTCTTCTAATTGCTTTTGCATTTTCTTATTCTTAGCTAAAACTTCATCCAGTCTAGATTTAGGAACCATTGGCGCTTTTTCAGGCGCTTGTGGTTTTTCTATTTCTTCTTCTTCGACAAGATTGGTTGGGTCGTCAGAGGTTTCCTCTTCTTCAGGTTCTCCTGGTACTTCAACCTCATCTTGATCCTCTGGGTCTTCGGTGTTGTCGGCATCTTCTTCCTCCACTTCTTCTACAACTTCTTCTTCAGTAGGGAATTCGACTTCCTCTTCTACTTCTTCTACTTCTTCTACTTCTTCTGTTTCAGGCGTTTCTTCCTCTACAACATCTTCTGTAGGAGTTTCCTCATCAAAGTTAAGATCTACTTCAAATGATTTCGCATCTTCCTCAGTTATAGGGTCCGCTCCTGGCATACCATCCATAACAATATCTGCCTCACTATTACTTTTTTTATCCTCAGCCATTATTTACCTCCTGTAGGTTTCATTGCAGCAACGGCTATTTTTGATGCTGCTTGGGTTTCACTTTGACTAGTTCTAACCTGATTAGTCATCTCCGATAACCTTTCACGTAGAGCCAATTCTTCTCTCTTAGTATCAATCTTACTTTGCATATCAGCCAGTTTAAGCTGTTGGTCACCTGTAGTGCCTTCTGCTTTAGCTTGATTAAGCATAGCTTCAGATTGAAGTCTTTGTACTTCAGCTTCCATTTGAGCAATCTCGAGTTGAGTTTTCCTAATTTCAGCTTCAGCCTGGAACTGCATAAGTTGTGCTTGTTCTTCACTTGGTGGTTCTTGACCTTGCATTTGACGTATTCTCTGAGCAATTTCGCCCTTACGCGCAAGGTGTGAGTATTCTACAATCATATCGTCTGGTATAGGCACGCCAGCTTGACGCAATGCAATAGCTTCTGCAAACTGAATTTCTTCGAAATTATCCCTAGCAGGAGCAGTTCCTACAATAACGTCATACTCTCCAAGCGTTAAATCATTAATAATCATACCCTCTGGAGTTATTTCATTAACTTTCATAGGTAGTCTACGTTTTAATGGGTCTGTTTCATCTGTAATTTGTATTAAACGCTCTTCTGTGTAGTAAGCTTGTACTAAATCTAGTATCTTTTCCGCTAAATATTGTCTAGTTTTAGTTAAATTATCGAGTGGTACTTGAATCATCATAGCACCACGGTTCTGTTTAGCTTGAATAGCTACACCAGATACTTCTGGACTATCAGTACCCAGCATTGCATCACT